TAGTTGCACCTGAATTTGCTTTAGAGGCCCTACTTCATGATGCCAGTGAAGCTTATGTCAAAGACCTACCGTCACCACTTAAAAAGTTATTGCCTGAATATAAATTAATTGAATTGCGTGTGGAAAAGATGATCCGCAAAAAGTTTGGATTACCTGAAAATATGTCTGATGAAGTCCATTTTGCAGATCTAATGATGTTAGCTACAGAAAAGCGTGATTTAGACATTGATGCAGGTAGTAACTGGTTAATGCTTGAAGGTATTCCAGCTAGCGATTTTGCTGTCACCCCGCTACCCCCTCGACAAGCAAAATTCCTATTCTTACGCCGTTTTAATGAACTTTATAAGGGGGTTGAGAATGGCTAACGGATCAGTAAACAAAGTAATTCTTATCGGCAATTTAGGGCGTGATCCTGAAATTCGTTATCTTCCTTCTGGTGGTGCTGTTGCCAATTTAGCTGTGGCCACATCAGAAAAATGGCGTGACAAACAAACAGGTGAAAATCGCGAAAAAACAGAATGGCATCGTGTCGTTCTGTTTGGAAAACTCGCTGATATCGCCAGTGGCTATTTATGTAAAGGCTCGCAAGTTTATATCGAGGGCCAACTACAAACGCGCGAGTGGGATGATAACGGCGTTAAACGCTATACAACAGAAATTGTTGTAAAGATTGGCGGTTCAATGCAAATGCTAGGTGGTGCTAGTAAATCAGCAGGTTCACAACCGGCACAGCAAAACCCGCCACCGGCTCAACCTCAAGCACAGAGTAGTCAACCACCAATGGATTTCGATGACGACATCCCCTTTGCCCCTATCGGACTCCCCTACCCACGCCACGCTATTTATGTGATTTAACCAAAGGGTATAACCATGAAAACGCTACATGGTCGCTGTATTCGTCGTTGGAAACTGAGATTTAAAGATGTTTGCGATTCGAAGGTTTCACCTTATTTCAGAAAACGCGACTTAAAAGGATTTTGTCGTGAATGTGGCGTTATTACTGCTGACATGATGATTCTAAACATGGCAGAGGGTAATGCTCACGTTGATTTTGATGGTAAACGCCATGGATGGTCACCTGAATTTTCAAAGTTCTTTGACGAGAACCGAGAGAAGTACATTACCGAAGCACGTTTGTTTCTCAACGAAGAAGCTACTAACGACGAAATAGATGACTTAATCGAAGAAGAAATCTCTAATTGGAATTAGGACTCAGTGCAAGGATGCAAACAGGAGATAGATATGACAGATAAACTCAAAGAAGAGATTAACGCACTTCAACAAGAAGTAGCTAGAGGTCACGTATATGAGTGGGAGTTACACAGACTAAATTTATTACTTTTAGTGATTGAGCATTACCTTTCAGAAAATAATTCCAAAGAGGCTCACTTGTGGGCGCAAAGCATATTCCAGTGGATTGACTCAGAGTTTTACGAAGAGATGAAAAGCAATACTGGAGATATTAACGCTTGGTTTAATAAACAAATGGAAGGCGCAGTAAGCACCGAGCGGGCGTTAAAAATAACTCGTGAGTTATATCCAGAAATTGAAAAGCTACGGACAGCTTAATTTAACTCGCAGGGATGCAATGAAGAGGAATGAATATGAAATTAACAGGCAAGCAAATTAAAACACTGGATATTGTGAGAGATAAGTTTGGCGCTGGAATTGATGGTAGAACACTTAAGTCTTTTGAGAAAAAAGGGTTAATTAGACAGACCATCCTTGGATGGACACTAACAAAATCAGGATTTGATATATTAAATAAGGTGGATTGATGGATAAATCAAGGCAGCAATTTGAAGCATTTATAAGTAAAGGTGATTACCCTTGGGTAAAAGGTATTATCCCTGTCATGTGGATGGTGTGGGAAGCATCGCGCGAAAGTGCTGAGCCAGAAATTAAACATCATCAACTAAGAGAGCTTGTTAATACCGCAAGAGATACGGCTATTAAATATCAAGGGTGTCAATGCTTACGTTCAGCGTTATCAACAGCCATAAGACACAGCTTAATCAGCAATGGAGTGAAAATAAAAGATGAATAATGAATATAATAGAGAACAAATGAAATTAGGTGTTCTATATGCTCGCAATCATTTAATTAGCTCATATAAAGCAAACTTTATTGAATGTGACGAATGCCAGTTCGCAATGTTTATGAATACATTATCTCTCGTTGCAAACGAATCAATAGATATTGAATTAATGATGGAAAATGTTTTGTCATGTAATGACGAGGCTGAAAATTGGATTAAAGAAATTCTAATTAAATATTCTAAATAAATACCCATGCAAATAATCGGATATGTATTACTCATACTAATACAGGGTTCTGCTGTGCCTGTAACGGAAGATATTTATACGCAATCGGAATGCAATAAACGTGCTGAATATTTAATGTCAGTGAGGAATGTTAAAGTTGTTTGTGGAGAGGTATGGAATGAAAGATAAATATTATGCTGGCTTGGAAAATTACAAAGATTGTATTGAGATTGAACCTACAACAAAAGATTGTTTTATTTTAAATACTCCATCTTGGAATATGGATGTGACAAAACAAGACTTAATTGACATCAGAAATACTATTAATGAAATACTAGGAGATGATAATGAATAAATACACCGAACTATCTGATTTCGAGATTAATTTATTAGTAGCTCAATCTGTTTTACCTGAAACGCAATACGATGTAATTAAACAAACAATGGATATTATCCAATTCCTTGTTGATGGCTCGTTTGGTTATCGCTTTTTCGCCCCATGCAATAACCCATCAGACGCAATGCCGATTATTATTGAAAATAAAATAGGGTTATCACCAATGTACCATTCTAATAAATGGACAGCTGACTGCCTTGATTATGACTTCATGTCAGTAAATAAAAACCCATACCGTGGCGCTATGGAAGTTTTTTTAATGATGAAGGATACGGAGAATAATCAATGAAACGAATTACATTATCAGAATGGAATAATAAATATTTCGCCAAACCTAGAAGTCCACGGCAATTATCTCGCTATATAAAGGAAGGTAGGTTATACCCTACCCCTGAAAAGGTTGGCAGAGAATATGAGTTAGAGCCGTGGACAATTCTAACAAATGACAAAATGGTAAGGGAACCGCAGTATTTAATGGAGAAAATTAATGGGCAGAAGCAGAAGTGCAAAGAACAAGGGTTTACCGCCTAACTTGTATTTGCGTAAAGGGATTTACTATTACAGGGATGTAAGAACTAAAAAGGAATTTTCTGTTGGCTCAAACAAATCATTGGCAATAACCGAAGCCATTCAAGCCAATTTAGCTATTTACAAACCTAAAGAGTCATTAGTTGACAGAATTAATAATATTCACTGTGTAACATTGCATGAGTGGCTGGATAAATATCAAGATGGGTTAAAGAAAAGAGGATTGAGGGAAAAAACGTTATATGATTACAACTCTAAAATAAAAATAATCAAGTTAAATATTGCTGACGCTCCGCTCAATGAAATAACCACAAAGGATATTGCTAGCTTTATCTCAAATTATTCTAAACGCTCTATGGCAAAGTTAATGAGGGTCACTCTGCTTGATGCATTTAATGAAGCTATAGCAGAAGGTTTACTAAATGAAAATCCTGTATCGGTAACTAGAGCACCGAAAACACAGGTTAATAGAGCTAGATTAACCTTGGATGATTTTAATTACGCAATAAATCATACAAATAAAAAATACAAAAATTTATTTTTACTAGCATTACTTACAGCACAACGAATTAGTGATATAGAAAATATGAAATGGAGTGATATAAAAAATGATAGGATATATATAACTCAAATTAAAACGGGAGCAAAAATATCAATACCGACGTCCTTAAAAATCGATGCTGTTAATGTCTCTATAAAAGAAGTGCTTGGTAATATAGAAAAGAAAGGTGATTTTATCTGTGGCGTTAAAGCTCAATCCATAAGAAAGGCTTTCTTGCAATCCTTACCTCAAAAAGACAATATGCCAACATTCCATGAGATAAGGAGTTTATCAGCAAGGTTATATGAAGATGAAAAAGGAGCCGAATTTGCCAAAAAGATACTTGGTCATAAGTCCATGCAAATGACTGACAGGTATCTTGATAATAGAGGTAGTGACTATATTGAATTATGAGTCAATAGTGAGTGGTAATGAGTAGTTATTTTAATTATTTGATTTATATGTACAAATTATAATAACCACTTTATATAAGAAAGCTCTATATAAGTTTAGTTATGTATCTAAATCAATAAATTACGGATAAATCACTCTATAATTGATGAGAAAACATACGACAAGGCATGACGATCTGGGAACAAATAAAATAAGATTAATGTTGGCTTAGCGAAAAATGCCGTAAACCCTCGCCCAATGTGAAGTGCCCCCATAAAAAGCACCTAAATAAACGCATAAAAGCACAGCACTATTTCCTAGAAGGAATAAATATTATTTATCACGTAAATAAGTGGTTTGGACTAGATTTTCTAGTAATACTTCATTTTTAATCACCTTGAAATTTAATGGCTGTTTTAGCTCGCCAAATAAAGGTGTTCCACCGCCAAGTAAGATCGGAAAGCGGGTGATAATCATTTGATCTATTAAATCTTCATTTAGAAAACTTTGAACTGTCACACCGCCATCAATATAAAGTTCATTAAATCCCTTAGCATTCAATTCGGTAATAATATCTTGCAATTCACCTTTAACTAAAAATACTTTTCCGTTATAACCATTTGGAACAGTTGTCATAGAATTACTCAGTACAAACACGGGCTTTGTGTAAGGCCAATCACAATTAAAACTCAGTATCGTGTCTAGCGTATTACGTCCCATAACTAACGCATCAATTTTCTCCATTAAAGTGATAAAACCTGTATCAATATTATCTGGATTTGGTATTGAATATAACCAATCGAGCTTGCCTTGCCTATCTGCAATATAACCATCTAAGCTAGTTGCAATAAATACAATATTTGCCATAAATATCTCATCAAATTCTTTGTAATTGAATAAATCCAAACTATTACTTACAATAATTCTACAGCATAGAATTATTGTAAGCTTATTGGAGTTATTAGATGAATGTCAATGAAAAAAAACGAGGAAGACCCGCAAGAGCACATTCACAGCTAAGCGCTGATGCTATTTTAAACAAAGCCAAGATTTTGATGCAAAACGACGGAAAAGTGCCTAGTATCCGATCGTTAGCAACACAATTAAATGTAGATCCCATGGCAATCTACCACTACTTCAAAAATAAAAATTCACTGCTAGAGACACTAGCTACGTCACTTACAGAAGAGATCTATATTCCTCAAGCATATTCTGACTGGAAAGAAGAATTAAAATATTTATGTGTCAGTTACGTTGAAATATTATGTAAATACAAAGGATTACTGAATATTATACTGACTATGTCATTACAAGGTCCTGCTCAAATATTTGCCAAACGATATAAAATTATCATCTCGCCTTTAGCTCTTCCTAAAAAAGTCGAAGAAGATAGCCTAAATTTAATCGCTGATTATTTGCACGGTTTTACTATTTCAATCAGTTGTAATCCAGACAAAGGTATTATTAAAAATGAAATGATGTATGGTCCATTAGAGCTAATCTGTCATTCATTAGGAATGGCCAAAATGTAACGACAAGATGCCAATATTCACATATAGCGCAATGATTACAGTAAAGGACACCAGATAATGTTTTAGTCGACGGATATCTGATGTCCCTGATCACACAAATTTTCAACGTCAATATCAATATCTCGTTAAATTGGATATTGATAAATTTCGTTATTTAATAGGCTTAACAATAATATCCCAACCTGTAGTACCTGAAGCGTGGTAATAATAACCGGCTTTTAATTGCTCTGGTTTTTTACTTGGCCCTTCAGCAACTAAAGTAGATTTCGTTGAGTTATTATCAATACGAATTACACCACCGCGAATACGATCTAATTCATTACCATTGAACAAGGTAATTTGTGGTGAGAAATGCGCATCACTTAAATCAATATGAATAAAAGTGTGCCCTGCATCATAAGCGGCTTTTAATTCTTTATCCGTAATGTCTTTACCATTCTCAAAGGGTAAGTCAAAAAATGCTTTTGGATCAATTTTAGCAGTCATAAATACTCCTTTTTATGAATAAACATCAATCATTAGTTCAATTTAAATTATAGATCATAATTAAACATTCTGATAAATATCCTGCTCACGCTCTGTAAGATATATATAAATTATTTATATATTCAATAAATTAACGTATCTATCTTTTGTTTTGCTTTTATTCAATAGAGATAAAACAA